CGTTGGCGGTGTCGTAGGTGGTGGAGGAGCCGTCCAATTAGGGCTAGAAACAATAATAGGAGCAGGTGGTGGTGGTGGCGGTGCGACATAAGCATCCTTGTTTGCTTTAGCTGCATTCATCATGTTGGTGGCCTCATTTGTCAAACCCTTGGTCAGAATGCCCCCAATACCGCCCACAATCAACAAAACAATATCGTTGAGCATCTTGGTATACGCTTGGTCAATCGGGGCCATAGCCTTGATTGGTTGGCTTACAAACGTCACCGAATAAAGCAAAGCCATCACGATAAAAGCGAGAATCAAGGTCACCACAATGATCACAAAGGATCGGACCCTAATCTCTATTTCATCGGCATTGAGTCGTTCCTTGGGACTGTTGAGGAATGCTAGAAGTAGTTCCTTCAATTTTCTTCTCCAAAATAGGGGCTACAAGATATTCAGGACAATCTTGATTGAATTCACACAAGGGCTTTTGGCAACGTTCAGATTTAAAGTTATCAGGGTCTTGGCAGAAATAGCGGTATTGGTCATGACAACCTGTACACAAAAACGGAAAAAGTATACATATCAATATTGACGTGTATAGAAAACTTGATTTTTTAATCATTTGCCTTCAATCCTCGTTAGAGCTTTATCAACTCTGATTTCCATCTTTCTGATATCGGTATACATCCAAGCCAACAACGGCAAAAACAAAAGAATGATGACCAAAAGAACAATGATTAACAAAATGGCTAATGAGTCAGACTTATGATCAGAATCCACACGTACAGAAGCATCAGAACTGTAATTACTGAAACCGCCATTCGATTTTGGATTAGGCTTGCCTTTTGCTGACGTTGCCATCTTGCTCTTCTTTCCTTCAGTAGTTCTTCCCTTCTAGCCAATGCTTGTTTTGTTGCAATATCCCCAATCGTTGCGTTGATCCTTGTGTACAAATCTTTTAATTCATTAGGAACAGAGTAAACCATAAAATTGCTAAGATCAGATGAAATCTTCTCCATTTGCAATTCTGCAATTGTGATTTGAATAGCCAAAGCCTGACCTTCCTCGTCATCAACGTGCAACGATAACTCTTGTTTTTCCTTAACATAATTCTTTAGGCCGTTGTAGGCTTGAAAGAACTTTGTTAAAGAATCTGCTACTTGCTTGTAAATCAGATTCTCGTCAAACTCAGGCGGTGGTTGTTTCTTTTTCTTTTTAACTACTGGTGCTTGAACTTCTTCCTTTGGCTTTTCTTTTTCACCAAATAAAGCATCTAAGAACCCAAGTAACCCTTTGGCTTTCTTTTGTACTGTCTTAACGTCTTTGACAACTCCATCAACTTCATGGGCAATGTCAGTAACGATTTGCCGACCTTCTTTATAGAGTTCACACGATTCCTTAATTATCTTGACCGCACTTGAAGCTAAAGCAACAAACGCAAGTGGCATTTACATACCAAACAACTTGTGAAAGAAAGTTGCAGCAGCGCCAGGCCCCATCAGCACACAAACAATTACCGCATAAAGCAAGTATTCAATCTTGCTCATGCGCTTTTCGCCTTTAGACAAAGCATTCTGAATGCCTTCGTAACGTTCAGCGCAAACTTGCTCATGAACAGATAAACGATGTTCTGTCATTGTGATCATCTTTTCATCCATTTTAGGTTTTCATTATAAAAGCCAATGCGTAGTACAAAGGCAAGTTAGTACCAACGTTAGATGTTACTGAGCTTGTAAATCCACCAGTATTTCCAACTGCGTAAGTGTTACCTGCGCCAACAACAAATGAATCCAACAAATTAGGTGTGCCGTTGCTACCATTACAGATAACGTAGCCTGATGGAATAGCTGCAATCGAGCCACTCCACATAATGATTGAGCCTGATGGCACAGGATTAGCCACAGGTGCGCTATTCACAATCCCATAAAGGTTGTCATAGGTCGCAATTTGGTTGTTGCTTGAGTCTGTCAACACAAACTTGTAATTTGATCCGCTAATTAACCAAATTTCTTGTGGAGGTCTACCGTCAGCACCTAAAACGATAGGATTGGTGTTAGCAATCGTTCCTGCGTTGGTTGTATAAGTTGCCAAGGCAGTTGAAGTACCTGCTTGATAGGTATAGATGAATCCACCTGACAATGGCACAGATGGGCCAGTTGAGGTAAAGAACTGAAAACCGTTACCGATTGGGGATAGTAAAACGCTCATGTTATTCCTTTATTTCCACACCTGCACCAGGCTTTAATGATCTTTCTGTTTCTTGACCTGCTTTAAACTTTCTAGCTTCATTTCTTATAATAGAACCAACAGGAATTCCATATTTACCGCCACCAACAATGTTGGCGCCACCTTCAAGCAAACCAGCAGCACGATTAGCTAAAGCACCAACTAAAGTATTGGAATTGTTGACAAATGATCCCTTGGGTTGTTGTTGAATATAACCAGCAACATTACCCAAAGTCTTTAAAGGTACTGCATCACCTTGCATGACAGTATTAAGATTATTCATCTTATCCAAACCAATCAAGGCTTTGTTGTAACCTGCTTGGGTGAAGTTACCTGTCAAGTCAGGCACACCCGCACGATCAGCCAAGTGGTAAATGATGGACGCTTTCATACTTTGATGAGCAGGTGAATTTTCACCTAAATGCCCAATCATTTTTTCAATGTTTTTGTTGATTCCATTTACAACAAACTTTTGTGTAAACTTGTCAGCAGGTACTGAATCCTCTACCGCTGCTTTCATTGCAGGATCAATTTCAAGCATCTTAAATCTGTTTTTGGCAGCGTTTCTAGCATCGTCAGCTAAAGGTTTAAGATTTGCAGCTTCTTTGCTTAATGGCAAATTCTCTAACTCTTGAATCATAAAACTAGCTGCTTTTCTAGTCTGACCATCTTGACTCGTTCTAGCAACATCACCAAGATTCCTGCGTAAAGACAAGTAGTCCTCAAACGTCATATTGTTATCGTTAGCAAGCCTTTGCAATTCTTTGTATTGACCCGCAGGAACTTCATTAGATAACAATTCTTTTTTCAATTTGTTATCAACGTTGTTCAATAGTTGTTTGGCATCAATAGGAAATTGACCGCCAGCAGCGTCTCTTAACGCTTGATATTTACCACCAATTTCTTTTTCCAACTTATCGTTGATTTCTTTGTAAGAATCAATGATGTTTTGGCCTAATTCAATTGGCCTAGACGCACCAACGTCAGGAGCAACATGACCTCTAAGTTCTCTTAAGTTGTCAATCAGTTGTTCGTTTTGTTGACTTAAACGAGTTACAAGCGCTTCATTGCCAGGCACACCACGTCTATTCATCTCTTGCGAAATAATCACAGGATCGCCTGTTGCTTGGCCTTCTGTAAGCCTAATAGGAATAGGTAAAGTATCTGCTTCAACGTGACGTTGCAATACAGGAACATTAACTTTGTTAACAGGTATCTTACCTATTTCTTGTTGTAATTCAGGGCTAACTTGTGAAATAGCTGCTTGAATAGTTCGCTCGTCAGGTACGGCAGCAGCACCTACACTTTGTGGTCCTTTTTCAATTCTTACGTTAGGCAACTTTGCTTTAAATTGTTCTGTTAAGTCTGACAAAGGTGCAGTAACGGCTTTAGCGCCTTGTTTGGCAGCCTCACCCATGTAAGACAATTCTTTACCAACTGCTTTACCTGCTTCAGGTGCAATAGCCGTTGTAATTGTTCCCATCATATTTTGCACATCACCAATAGGCAAACCTGTATTTTTAGCAATCCATGAAGCACCTTTGCCCATGTGTTGACCAATGAAGTTCATGGCTTGATTGGTTGCCTCATTTTGGTAACCAGGTGTTTGTGTAACACCAAACGCTTTACCAAATGGTTGGCTTGTGCTTTCTGTTACTTGTTTTTCAAGAGCAGCAGCTTCTTCAGGTGATTTTTGCAAAGCTCTAGCGCCCGCATAAGTAACTCCACCAGCCACAGCAGGAATGACACCACCCAAAGTAACATCGCCAAAAGCAGCAACACCTTGTCCAGCTTCTTTAGCGCCTTGCCACAATTTACCAAAAAAACTAGTAGTTTCAGGTTTCTTCTCCTTGATAGCATTGGACGCAGCTTGGTGCAATGTCACGGCATCAAAATCACCAAAATCAGCAGTTGGTGTTCTTGTTTCCTCAGTTGGTTGCAACTGGGGATTCTTACCTGACATAGGGCTTTTTTGTGGTGAAGCACCAAGCGCTTGTCTGACCGCAACATCAATATTACCAATAGGCATTATTTACCCCCAATTAAGGATTTAATTCCTTGTGCGCTTTGTAGCAATTGAGTATAACCTTTTGATCCTATACCACCAACTTGCTCAACTATTTGACGGATTTCATCTTTGTCATTGTTCTTAACAGCGTCAATAAATTGCAAAGTTGGCACTAGATTAGGTGTGTTACCCCATTGTTTTTGGAATTCTCTAGCAGCAAATGGGCTACCATTGTTTGTTTTAACCGCTTCATCAACACCTTTGTTAAACAGTAAAGTGCCTGTTGACAAAGCACGATTCATCCTAGCGGTTGCTTTAATAGCGTCAGGAGTCCAGTTTGTTGTTCCTGCCATTTGTGCAGCCAAGCCCCTAGCAGCATCAGTACCAAGTCCTGATTGCCCTGCTAAGTTAGCAGTTTCCAAAGCCATCTGATGACCCAAGATTTGCATATTACTTGTTGCATCTGATGTCCAAGGCAGAGCAGCATAACCACCACCCAATTTACTCAAGACATCTGCGCCAACACCTGTAAAGGCTTTGTCAGCCAAGTCAACAATCTTGTTGCTATTGAAAATAGAGTTTTGAGCAGGTAATGATGTGTTACTTGAATTTGTAACCATCTGTTTTGCTTGGTCAAAAGATTCTTTGGTTTCACCAGGAGGCAACGTTGTAAACCCACTCATGGGGTTTTGTTGACCTGCTGGCCTAGAACCAATAATTTGACCGTTAGGGTCTTTGGTCACAATGACTTTAGCATTTGTGATTGGATCGGTATCAATAGATTCAACAGAGCCAGGTGCAAGTTGTTGTTTAACCGCGGGAGTACGGCCTGGACCACCGCCTTGGTATGGGCTAGTATATACAGGAACTTGGTATTGACCTGTGCTAACAAATTGTGGGTTAGCGTTAAGTTCTTGACCTTGTGTAGCAAGTGTCTGACCTTGTTGAACACCATTTCTAATTGTTTGGATCACTCTTTGTGCGCCAACTTCCCCATGATCTTCAATATGCTTCATTAATTTATCGTGCATATTTGAATCGTGTTCAGGCAAACCAACTACGTTTTTAAGGTAATCTTTTGTTTCTTCTAGTTTTGCTTTAATGCCATCAACATTAGGGCTACGAGGATCAAAATCAGGATCAGTCAACAAACCGCCATACGCTTTTCTAGCTTGGTCTGTGTAATAACCTTTTAATTCTGATCTTTGCTTTTCTGTTGTCATCCCCTTTTGAGACAATTCTTCTTTGGCTTTAGCTAATTCAACAGGGTTTAATTGTTGTGCTTGGTTTAACGCTTGTTGCTTGGTTTTTTGTTCGAGCTTAGCAGTTTCTAGTTGAACAGGATTAAGTTGTTGAGCTTGTTGGTAGGCCTGTGCCCCACCAGCAAGTTTTAGCATATCAACTAAACTCATCTGTTGTTGTTGAGGGTATTGAACGTTCATTGAAAAATCAGCCATGATTTATTCCTTATAAGCCTAAAAAGCTGCCAATATTGCTGACGCTATTGACCAAACCGCCAAGGCCACCTCCACTACTTCCACCGCCTCCGCTTGATCCTTTGCCACTTAATAAAGATGCAAGCAAAGCGGTGTTACCGATAGACTGTAAAGCACCTGCGTTGGCATTGGCAGAAGCCACGGCATTTTGAGCTTGTGCACCACCTATTCCTGTGGCTAAATTAGCCAAGTTTGTACCGTATTGAGTACCAGCACCCAACAAAGCATTAGAGCCTGAAGTAACATTACCACCTAAAGTATTGGCTAAACTTGTAACATTTCCACCGTATTGATTGGAAGCATTCAATAAGTTACCCAAATTAGTTCCATACAATGAGTTTAAATTTGTACCTAAATTGGTCAAATTACCGCCATACTGATTTGCAGCATTTTGTAAATTACCCAAGTTAGTACCATAAGCACCAGTTAATGTGTTACCCAAGCTAGTTTGGTTGCTACCATAATTGTTGTAAGCATTTTGAACTTGTCCTGCATTTGTGTTCAAAGCATTATTCAAAGCATTAGCAACGTTAGCAGTATTGGAACTGTAAGTATTTCCTGCGTTTAGCAAATTACCAGTATTAGTGGTTAAATTACTGCCCAAATTATTGGACAACCCAGTTAAGTTACTTCCCAAAGTATTACCAAGGCTTGCTAATTGGCCTCCGCTTGTTGTTCCAATGCCAGCCATACCAGCCAAATTACCATAGATATTTTGACGTTGTGATTGGTAATTGTTAAACGCATTTTGGTAAGCGTTTTGTGCGTAATTTTGAGTGTATTGATTTAAACCTGCCAACGCATTACCACCAAAACCACCGCCCATTGCATTGGCAGCACGTTGGTTAGCCATTTGGCCTTGTTGCAAGCTAAATTGGTAATTTGGTGCTAATTGAGAATTCAGATCGCTTGCGCTGAACTGATTCGTCAAATAAGGCATTTCGTTGACCAATGCGCTTGCGCCAACTTGACCAGTTGTTTGATAAGGTGATTGAAAGCCTAATTGTTGGTTGTAAACATTTCCTAATTGTCCTTGCGTGTTTCCATACAAGTTGTATAGGTTATTTTGATTTGCGCCAGCTTGTGTTTGTTGTTGCCCATAAATACCACCCATTGTGCCTTGAGCAGCATTAGCATTAGCTCCCAAATTGCCAGCAACTTGAGAACCATAATTAACTTGATTACCTAAATTACTACCTAAAACATCACCATAATTTTGGGCAACGTTACCAAATTGTTGGTTTCCACCTAAATAAGCGTTGTATTGATTGTTTAAGTTACTGCCTAATGCGTTTCCATAATTTTGGGAAGTATTGCCAAATTGTTGATTACCTTGTAAATAAGCGTTGTACTGATTACCAAGATTACCTTGTAAAGCATTTTGAGCAGTACCACCCAAGTTCATCAATGTGTTTTGATTGGCTTGTTGTTGGTTAATTTGCCCACCAATCGTACTGTTCAAACCGCTTAAGGCTTGACCACCATATTGGTTAATTAAATTGGAAGCGTTGGAAATACCTTGTTGATTGGCATAAGTACCCAAAAGTGTACCAAGCGCAGATAAACTAAGTCCTGTGCCCAATCCACCGCCAAGTAAACCACCAAGGCCACTTGAACCACTAGTGTCTCCTGATCCATTGACGTTAGTAGCACCAGCTCCTGAATCGCCAACTTGTGTGTTTCCGCTATCATCAACATAACCGTACATAATTAACCCCTTTGGATCAAGACTTCATCAATCTTTTCGAGATCAGTCTCTTGTGTTGCGTGTATGCAAAACCAAGTCATATCTTCTAAAGTTGTGATTTTGTGGTAAGTATTCGCCTTAATCTCTACGCAAGATGGCGCTGTTAATTCCTTTTTCCAATCGTCAGTCTCAACCAACACCTTACCTTTGGCTAAAACGGACAAATGTGCATATTTATGTGCGTGTTGACCAATGACATAACCTTTAGGCAACGAAAATTCCTTAGTGTACAAACCATCAGAAAAATGGTGTGTCATATCAGGTTGGTACTTAAAAGTACCCTCTTTTTCTTTAAATTCTGTTGCTAATGTCATACTATGGATTGTAATATGGAACTTTAAATGGCTTACCATTTACAGTAATGTTAATGAATCCAACTGGGTTAGCTGGTACTGTTGGACCACCTGATTGAGTGGACGCAGTTGAAGCACTTGTGAAGTTAATCAAATTAAGGAAAAACTGTTGCCAAGCCCTAGTTGGACGATTGGTAGACTTATCCAAAAACTCTGATTGTGGATAAGAATTAACTTGAGGTGAAGAATATAAACCGCCAGCCATTAGTTTGCCCCTACCTTAGCTTTTAAGTTAGCAGACACAATCACCGCATTGACTGGATCAGTTACAACTACTTCAAACACTCTATCTCTTGACCAACCTAATCGCCTCCAAATGGCACGATTCTTGTATTTACCTAGTTGGCCCATTGAAACCCAATGTTCATTTGACCATGTTGAACCACCGTCATTTGACCAACGCAACATCGCTTGTGGGTTTGTTGTTTGTTGAGTATTTTGTTGAGAGTTAAAACCAATGATTAAAGTATCATTTGGCCCAATAGTTAACAACTGATCTGGTGCAATTGTGATAACGGTTGGGTTGCTAGAGTAGGTTGGATTGTTAATGAATAAACCAGTTGTACCCACACCAGGTTGAAATTGAATCTGCAATTCTTCAAAATATTGACGTTGCAAATCACTCACCAAATGAGGTGCTCTTCTTAAACGTCTAATTGTGTTGCCATCATCTGTAAAGTTGGTCTTGTCCAACATATAGATTTTGCCGTTGGCATAGTCACCAACCAACACCATGTTTTGAAAAACTGCACAACAATTGCCTCTATGACGCTCATAAACGGTTGTCCAATACATCCATTTATGCCACATATTAGTGGTTGAGTCATAAGCCCATGTTAAACCATTAGGGCCAATACTAGGGAAAGTAATAACGTATATTTCGTGGCCTTCAAGTTGATAAGTCCAAGCAACGGCATCGTTAATGACTTGATTTACCAAAGTATTCTCAACCGCATGAGTAGAAATGCGTTGTGGAATATATCCACTCATTTGCATGATTTCTGCTTGACCACGGTTGTTTCTGCTAACAAAAGCAAATGAATTACCAACACGAGCTAAAGAGTTTGGCGCTGCAATACCGTGTTGGGTAGAAGTGCCTGGGATACGTTGAAATGGGAAAGGTACTGCGCCAACATCATTCCAAACCTCTGATGATTGCTCACCCATCAAGTAAACTTCTCGATGGTCAACAATCAAAGCCACCAAGTTATCAGGCGCACCATCTTTTAAACTGTATGATGCTTGTGGAGAAATTGGGGATAATAAATCAGAAGCGCCCCACCATTGTGAGTTGGGACGTGAGTAAACAAAATAATTGTCTACGATGTCTACCGATGTACCACCTGAAAAAGCTCCATCTGTACTAGGCAAAACAGAAAAATCTAGGCCATACATAGTTTCAGGTGTAGTAATGGTTGCCGTAGAGCTAATGTTATATGTTCCTAAACCACCACCACCTGTGCCATAAGACAAAATAACTGTATTGGCAGGTACACCAGCTCCTTGAACGGTTTGTCCAAGATAAATACTTCCTGCGGTTACACTCGTCACGGTTAAAACCGAACCAGCAATAGTTCCTTGAAACCTAGTTCCGATAACTGAAGAATTTAGTGTTTCAGCAGCAACGGTTTGAGAATTGTTAACTGTGTAAGTACCAACACCACCTGATCCTGATCCCAATGCCGTAATAATGGTTTCACCAGTTAATCCAACACCAAAAACCTGTTGATTGATGCCAATTGTTCCACTTGAAACCGCAGTAACAGTTAACGTAGTGCCACTAATTGATCCAACAAAAACCGCTTGATTTGGACTATTGATTCGCCATGTGTAACGGTAAGCCCCATCAACAAAGTAAGCGTTAACTCCGTTATCAGAAATACCAACACGACCTGAAGAAGTGTTCAGAAAACCAATTACTTCTGGAACTAGATTAGCCGTTAAAACATAAACGTAAGGCCCACAAACCGCAACCATTTGATTACCGCCCGAAAGGGTACGCATACCCCTTACTTCTTGGAAATTAGGCAATATGGCTTGTGTGGTGAGTCCTGGTGTTGGATATAGCGCAACAACTCCTCTATCACCTGCTTGCTTTAAATAATCAACTTCAGGGAAGAAATTGATACATTCTTGAGCATCTTGGTAAATAGATGGTGCTTCATAACTAGGGCCAACAAATCCAAAATCAGGCATGGCTTTACCTCATGAATCCACCTGTCAATATCCAACCTGCATCCTTGGCCCTGCCAATCATCAATGCGTCAGGATATTGAGCAACTTGCAACGGTGCAATATTTGTGCGTTTTAGCGTAGCTTTGGCTTGTGCAGCATAGCTTGTAATCATCGCCATTTGACCTTGATCTGATTTACCATACATAGGCATCAAACGTTCAGCCAAACACCATCTAAAGGCCATGTTGTAGCCTTGGGGCATACTTACCGTGTCATACATCGAGTCATATCTGCTGAACAATGTATTGGCAAAAATGTGCATTTCACCTTGCGCAGGATTAGGCCAAACAAAAACATTGCCTGAGTCTTGATTTGGGTTGTAATAAACCGCTTTAGGCCAAGGGCCGTTTAGCGTTTTCAATCCAATTAACTCATATTGCTGAAGCGTTAAAACGTCAACTTGGTAATCCAAACCACCATTTGTAATGGGTTGACCGTTGGAATAGGTGTTTATCCTAACAAACGCAGAATTAAGATTAAGTGGTTTTTGGTAGTAAGCCGTAATGCTTGTGGAAGCTACGGTTTGATTAAAGTTGACCTCATAAGTGCCAGCTTCGTTAACGTTACCACCTGCGCCAGTTAAAAATCTGACAATCTTTGTGCCAGGCAATATCCCTGTACCTGATAAAGTTTGCCCCTGAGCAACCGCCCCCGATGCAATACCAGTAACCGTTAAGATGTTGCCTGTAATTGATCCTGTGAACGATGCGCCAATAAAGTTGGGGCTAGATGCAGTAGGACCAATTGTGTATTGAACTTGACCTGCAATAACAGGAAAAATGATTTCTGTGACGTTAAAAACCATGCCGTTCTCGTTAGACCATTGGTCAACAAGATCGTTAAACATATCAAAAGCGTCTTGCGCTGCTTCTGGAGTGGGTTGTTCACCCGCCTCTAACGCTCCGATGTCTTTTAACGCACGACTAATAAAATCAATTGGGGCTGTCATTCTGTGCCTCTTGCAGTTGTGGGACTACTTGTCTATCAATTTTTTGAAGTAAGTTCACAACAACTTTATAAGGCAGTTCTCGCAATGAGCCAGCAATAAGTTGTAATTCTTCGACAGTAAGCTCTAGTTTTACCTCTTTCATACTGTCACCTTAAACGTTTTGGCTTTCCAAGGAGGATGAATAGATTCTAACAACGATTCAACCTGCTCCTTGAGTCGTAATTCTACGGCATTTTCGCCATTTTTCATAGTCGCTTGACGTACCCATTCAATAGCCATTTCCTCAGTAGCGCCCGCTAAAGGCTTTGGCGTTTCAAAATGCCAGTAACCCTCAGTCTCAATGCCCTCATGGTCAACCTTGTAGCGTACATTTGCCACCGTACCATTAGCACCGTTTAGTTCAAGAATTTGCCACTTCATTTGTATTTTCCAAAATAATTGCAGTTGATGTTTCTCTGTCAATCATTAACTTGCCTTCGCAAACAAAATTCCAATCTGCGCCACTTGGGTCTTTCTCACTTTGGCAAGGCACATTGATCTTTACGTTTTTGAATAAATATTCTTTTTCATCCTCAAAAACCCTCCAACAATGATCTAGTGTGCCCCTACCTTCTTGTCCCCTAGATTTGTTGAAACGAATTCTGTATTTCAAATGACCTCCGCATGAGATACATTACACACACTATTAGGAATAACTCCAATATTGAAGTGAATGAACTTCAATGGTTCGCTTGATGCGTGTCTGCCAAAAGCATGAGGCAACCAAGCTGGTGCAAATATCAACATTCCGACTTCTGGCTTAAAAACCATAGCGTTACTAGAATGATTGACTTCTTTATTGCTTCTTTCTTTCAGACCGCCCATGACTTTACCTGGCCTTGGGTCATAAAAGATAGCAGGTGAACTGTTTTCAGGCACTTCAAGAAAGTAAAACCCAACCAATTGAGTTCCCTCGCCATGAACGTGTTGTTCCATCAAACTATGCTTGTGATGCTCTTGACACCACATAGATGTAAAAGTTGTTGCCAATCCATCTAAATCATAGCCGTGACCATGCAAAATATCAAATGATGTTTGCCCAACAAAATTTGCAAATTGCTCAATTCTAGGATCGTCCAACAAATCGCCAGACATCACACATGGAAATATTTCGTCTATCGGTTTACATTCTTTTTGAATGGAATCATTAGACGCATTCAACACATCATTAACAAATTCTTTCTTGTTAATAATGTAAAGCATTGTAGGGAAGCACGTTATGGCTTCTATTGCTTGTTGAACTTGAGCATTACACATCAGCTAGACCATTGCTCAGTTGGAATCGTAGGCCATGTTGCCACGATTGGAGGATTAACCGCAATAGCTCTGAGTGCGTTTCTATAAGTCAAAAATTCATCTACATTTGCCAAATGAGGGTTATTTGCCGTATTTGAAACAGATGGAATTTCTACCCAATCGGTTGCTGACAATAAACTTTGTGCTTTGTTTTTATTGTTGGCTTGTTGTTGTGCGTTGTATGCTGCTTGTTGCTCTGGAGTCATATCCGCAACAGTCCAACCTAAAACCCAAACATTGTTAACCAAAGTAGGAGTGCTATTTTGAGTACAAATCTGACTTGCTGGGTTGTAGGATGGTTCATCAGCTATCGTGACCGCTTGCAATGTGTAACCATGCGTAATTGCAGTTGTTGTAGATGGAAACCAATACGTTACATCCCAGTTATTACCAAAGTTGGTGTCAGGATTTTCAGCTTGCAAGTTAGCAAACGTATATGGGTAGGTAATTAAAGTTGTACCTTGAACTTCAGCGTAAGTGGACATATCAATCCTTCAATAAAAGCGTTTTGGAATTTTTCAACAATTCAATTCTATGGCCAGACTGCTCTAATTGCAGACTTAAATTTTGCACAAAAGGAACAATTTCAGCCTGAAAGTCTGGGTGTTTTCTCATGGCTTCAATTTGGTCATGTGGTATTGTCCCCATAGAAACCAAATAATTTTCACATCTCATTTTGAATTCGCCCAACCATTCTAAGCGTTGCGCTGCTTCTGTTGCTTCTAAAAGAGGAAGATGAGCAAATTGGCGCATTGGTTCTAGTTCTTTCATCATAGCTTTGATTGATGCTAGTTCTTGTTCAGCACCATTTAAAGCCAATTCTAAAAGACCCTCACCAGAATTAAATTCAATTAAGTCAGCTTCTAAAGCCATGCGTTCTTTTTTAGACAACGATGGATTGTTTAGAACTTCTTGTAATTCTTCTTTACGAATTTCTCTACGAATCATTCTAGCTTTTGTACTGTCTAGTTTGATTTGTATATCTAACATTTGCTCATAAAGAACATTCCATGCCCCATCAGGAGTGTGACAAGACCCTGCAATAAAATGACGCAGTTGAAAGTCAGAATTGTTTCTATGAGGTGCTGAGTGCATTTTGATCCTATGTATTTACACAACTTGCCCATGAGGCCGCTGAACCGATAGCACTACAAACAGAAGCCGAACCAACACCACTTGCGGTGCTTGCACAAGAAGAATATGTGTATTTATTTCGAGTATTTAAATATTGACTTGAAGCACCACCCAAAGCAAAAATACCTCTAGTGGAATTTCCTGCTGCTGATCCACAAGCACTTGCAACACTAGCTACACCAACGCCACTTGCCGTACTTGTACAGCAAGAATATGTGTGTTTATTTCTTGTTGTACTTACAAGATATGTACTTCCATTATAAGCATATCCTAATGCAAAAATACCTCTTGTCCCATTCCCTGTGGCTGATGAAAAATAATTTTTAGCAGATGCTGTTCCTACTCCACTTGTTGTGCTTGTACAGCAAGCATAAGTATATTTATTTCTAGTGCAGTAACCAGCACCACCTACGGCGTTGTTACCTAATTGAAATATACCTTTTGTAGAATTTCCAGTAGCTGATCCACCATATTGAGCAGTAGAAGCAGCCCCCACTCCTGTTGCAGTAGTCGTACAATTAGAATAAGTGTATTTATTTCTATTTGTTGTTTGTATATTTCCTGCTGTTTTACCCATTGCAAAAATTCCTCTTGTGGAATTTCCAGTAGCTGATCCTTGACAAGTAATACAAACTAAAGATGTGCTTATTGTGCTTGTGCAATTAGCATAAGTATATTTATTAGTTGTTTTTGATATACATCCTCTACCTAAAGCAAAAATACCTCTAGTGGAATTTCCTGCTGCCATACCACCGAAAGAAAAGCTACTTGATGAAGCTACTCCAGAAGCTGTACTTGAACAATTTGAATAAGTATATTTGTTTCTTGTTGTTGATTGGAATATACAACATGGGCCAGTTTGTATATTTCCCAATGCAAAAATGCCAACCGTTCCATCATTTGTACTAGTCAAAGTACCAAACCCATAGCCTCTAGCACTAATATTACCTGATGTTTGATGTAAAGGCATTTTGTATCCTATCAAGCAAATTTGGTTTGTGATGCAAATACTGTGTATGTTGCGCTTCCAGTTTTAACAATGGTATAAGTGTAAACATCAACGCTAGAAGCATTACCCGCATTTGGCGCAGTTCCACCTTGCCATTTGGGTGTAACCGCATTTCCATCAATTTGAACCGCAGAATTATAGTAAGCAGTTGTACCTTGCGTTACCAAGAATATTGCAGTTACGGATTGACCTGTGGCCATTGCGCTATTCAACGATGTACCAGAGCTAAAAGCAAAGTTAACTGTCCAGTTAGCAGAAGCATTAGATGTGTAATACAAAACAGATTGACTGTTCAAATAATAAGCAATTGTTCCAGTTGCTGCCGTAGCTGATACTGTGGCGGTTTCTGCTGAATTCAATAAAACTGCACCAAAAGTGCTTGATGTCCCATTGAATGTTTGGGTTGCAGTCCAAGTATTAGCCGTACTTAAAGCTATTGGAGTTGTCCAAGTAGGAGCACTTGAACCTGCTGAAGTCAATACTTGACCTGTTGTACCTGCGCTTGTGAAAGCGTAAGCAGTTCCTGTACCGTAAGCAATAGCACCTGCCGTAGGAGTTGTGGTTGTATTAGTTCCACCGCCTGAAATAGGAACTGTACCCAATGAAAGCAATCCTGCCCCATTGGTTTGCATGACCTGACCGCTAGAACCATCCGCACTTGGAAGTGTAAAAGTTACCGTAGAAGCCGTATTGGGGCCACTAAGGTTAATTGCCCCTCCTAAAGTTGCTTGAAAAACGAGTTGTCCCATTTCAGTTCCTTATGGCAATATGATGAGTTTACCAGAGGTTAAAGCCCCTGTGCTAGGATTAAATTGAAGTTTTGTCGAACTGGTGTATTCAGTTGTTAAGTTACCTGTTGTTTGATTTGCAAACAATAGGTATCGAGTTGCATTGGTTGACGTATCGTCCGTAACGGTCGCATAAGCCGTTGCATTAGCCCATGTAGGAACACCGCCTGAAACGGTCAAAACCTGTCCTGTTGACCCAATAGCCAACTTAGACAATGTATTTGATGCGCTTGCAAATAATGTGTCACCAGTAGCATAACTAGTTTGTGCCGTACCGCCATAAGTTGCGCCTACTGCGTTACCAGCCCAAGATACTGAACCAGAAATACTGCTTGAATTATTAAAACTTAATGTTGCAGTACCCCATGAAACAGTTGATGGAACATAAGAATGCACATCCCATGTTCCATTAGTTGTGCTATTGGTTAACAAAATAAGGTGTGCTGCGCCACCTGCTTGCAATGCCAATTCAGATGTTGTTCCATCATGTGCATTAATTTGAACAGATGAATATGTAATGTTATTGTTGAAATAAAACGTATCACCAACTGTTAAAGTTGTTGCATCAGGAAGATTAAATTGCTGAGATTGTGTTGA